TGCCCTGTTCATGCGCTGCTCGATCTGGCGCGACGCCGCGGAGAACGTGGCCGAGTCGCTGACCAAGGGCACGCGCGTCATCGTCCAGGGCCGGCTGGTCCAGCGCTCCTACACCACCCGTGAGGGCGAGAACCGCACGGTGGTGGAGATGCAGGTCGATGAGATCGGTCCGTCCCTGCGCTACGCCAAGGCTCAGGTCACCCGCCAGCCGCGCGGCGGCGGCCAGGGTGGCTTCGGCGGCGGCCAGGGCGGCCCCACGGCCTTCGGCTCCGGCATCGGCCAGCCCCAGCAGCAGGCCCCAGTCCAGCCGGCAACGGCCGGAACCTGGCAGGCACCCCAAGGCGGCGCCCCGAACGACCCGTGGGCGACGAGCGGGCAAGCAGCCTTCCGAGACGAGCCTCCGTTCTGAGTGGAGTCCCCATGAGACGCCATCGCGCTCGCGGCCGAGAGCCGCCCGGCGCCGTAGATGTCCTGTTGTTTTGTGAGTAGAAAGAACCCCGTTCCATGCCTTGGGCACGTTTGACTGACACCGCGGCCACGCACCCGATCGTGCTGGCGGTCGCGGAGCACCCGGATGCCGATGACAGGTCGGTCAACGAGGTGTTCGGGTTCATGCTGCGCCTGGCGGCGATGAGCGCGCAGTACCTGACGGACTACGTGTTCTGGTACTCGTCCGCTGTGCAGATGGCCGGCTCGAAGTCTCAGGCCGATCACCTGCTCGAGCTGGCGGCCTTCGCCGGCTACGGGGTACAGGACGTTGAGCCCGGATCCGGGAGACGCTTCTTCCGCCTGGTGGCGGATCCGGACTTCGTCCACATCAAGACCGCCGAGGAGGTCGCGTGGGAGCGCGACCGTAAGGCGAACAACGGGGACCTGTCGATCATTGTGCCGGTGCGCTGGCGCGATGGCGACGCGTGCCGCTACTGCGGGAAGGTCGTCAACTGGGCCGACCGCAAAGGCGGCAAGGGAGGCACCTACGACCATCGCATGCCCGGCCAGTCGGGAACGTGGCACAGCGAGGTCGTGGCCTGCCGGTCGTGCAACTCAATCCGGGGTAACGCCTCCAAAGGGCTGCCCCCATCGGAGGGAATGGCGGCGGCCGATCGCATCCGGCCGCTGCTGACTCCTCCGGACCGCCCGTACTACTCGCCCCGGACCCGTGAGTGGCTCAACAGCCACGCCGACGTCCTGGCGCTTCACGACATGCGCCCGCCCGAGCTCGCTGCGGAGGGGACCAAGCCCCTACGTGCGGGTAGCGACGTGCGGACGTCCTCGCAGACCGTCGACGGAGTCGGGGCCGGCAGCCAGCCGACCCGGCCTGGACCCATCTCCACATCCCACCTGCCCGGCAGCCAGCCGGGCCAGGCAGCTCATCGCAGGCTCCCCGGACGCGCCGACAGCCAGTCGGACCACGTTGGTCGGGTTGAGCCCCTCACCACCGGTGAGGAGAGGCCCGCCCCAGCGGCCGAGGCCTCCCGCGCGCCAGACACGTTCCCCAGCCGACCTGCCAGCCAGGCAGGGACACGGCCGGGTCGAGCGCCCCAGCTCCACTGGGGTAGGCCGTCCAGCAGCCAGCTGGGCAGCCCATCGGCGCGCGGTGATGATGAGGCACACGTGGAGACGGTTGACCCTGCCGGCGGGCCGCAGGACGCCGCACGCGCAGTCCTCGGGGCGCGGTCGACTCCCTCGATCTGTCCGGATCTGCCAGATCAGGTCAGATCCGGACAGATCGAGACAGATCCGCCGGGTACGGAATCTGGATATGCCGGGTCGGGTAGGGACGGGCAGGGACGGGCCTCGGGTCCCGGGACAGGGCTTGGGAGGGGTCTGCCCGGGACTGGGCCCGGGCTGGGAGGCGCGCCCCCTGGCACTAGTCGGAGAAGACCACGACGACGGCGAAGGGCCAGAAGATGAACCAGTTACTGAGCGTTCTCAAAGAGGGATGGGCCGAGGTCCGTCGGGATCTGCGGCGGACGCGGGATGACCAGAACCTCTACGTGCCGGGTTCCCTCGAGGAAGCGGATCGTGAACTGCGTCGAGCGTGGGCCACGCTGGTGCTCACGGTGATCGGGGACGAGGTGATCCACCGGTGAGTGCTGCTACGAAGCGGGTGCTTGAGGAGGCGATCGCTGCGCACGTGGCCGATGAGATGCCCGGTTCCCTGGGCGGCGCGTGGCTCGTGGCTGTCCAACTGGTCGACACCGCTGACGTCTCGGATCCCGGTAACGGGTTCTTCTTCGAGTCCACCGGGTCGGTCATTACTCAGGTGGGGTTGGCCGCCACGTTCATGATGAAACTGCAAGGAGACATGCGATGAGTCAGTGCGCGTCGGGCTGCACGATTCGTGGCCACCACCTGGCCGAGTGCGACGGCTGGGCCTGGGGCCGGGATGAGTACGGGGAGCCGGAGGAGGTTGAGTGCGCCGGTTGCCTGCCTCGTCAGGCGGAGTTTGGGGTGCTGTGCTCCTGGTGCTGGGGGCGTCTTCAGGCCTCGGTCCGCACCCTGCCGTCCCTGGTTGAACACCTGTTCGACATGGGGGCTCCCTCGCTGCGGAGCCCGCTGGGCCGGGCTGGTGGTGGCCGGTCGACACCGGGGCCTGGGTGCCTGTACTCCGATGCGCTGGTGGCGGCCGATGAGCTGCACGCGATCCTGGGTACGTGGGCGCAGGAGGTCGCGGTGGAGCACCCGACTGCCGGCAGCCTGCCGGTGGGCCTGTGCCGCTGGTCGGAGGGGCGCCCGGTAGCCGGCCCGTTGGACTGGGCCGACGTCGCTGACGGCGTTGCCGACCCGGTGATCCTCGGTCCTCGGGAGCCGGAAGACACGCGTCGTCTCGTTGCCTGGCTGGACCCGCACCTGGAGTGGGTCGCCTCCCAGCCTTGGGCCGCGGACATGATCGCCGATCTGGTACCGGCTACCGGTAGGGCGTTGGCTCGTTGGCCGGTCCAGGAGCCGGAGCGCAGGGTCACCGAGGTGCGCTGCCCGTCATGTGGTGCCTGGTCGCTGGTAATCGTCCCGCCCTCGGTGCCGGGAGCTGATCTCCTGGTGCGTTGCACTCTGCCTGCTTGTGGGAGCGTGCTCACCGAGGAGGACTGGGACAGGACTCGGAGCTGGGCGCTGACTGTCGCGCAGTCCGGCCAGGTCGAGGCGGCCGCGTCGTGAGCGTGACCGGACCTGACGGGGTGGAGTGGGTGACTGCGGCTGAGGTCCGGGAGCGGATGCCGAGCCTGAGCTACCGCACTCTTCAGTCCTGGCGGCGCCGCAAGAGGGTGAGGAGTCTGCGCTCCGCCGGCCAGGTGTGGGTGGCCTGGCCCGACGTCCTCGAGCGGGAGGCGGCCGCGCACCGCACAGACTGGAGACGCGGCCGTCGCGCTACCTGCAACCGGTAGCCTGTGCCCGGCACGTAGATCCCCCTGGCGTTGCGTTTGCCAGGGGGATCTACGTGCTTGCGGGCGAGAGGTCAGAGCTGGCGGCGTTGCTGCTCGATGTCGCCGATGAATCGCTGCGCTGCGCCGACGTTCTTTCGGGGGACCTCGATCGTCCAGAAGATGTCTGGGCTCTCGATGGTCAGGAACTTCTCGCCCCCGGTCTTCTTCTTGGCAGCGAGGGCGAACACCCCGAGGGTGACCAGCCGGGTCATCGTGACCCGGGAGGATAGCTCCTCCCCGTCCTCAAGACGCACCCCCTCTAGCTGACTGAGGGGGAGGGTCTCAACGGACCCACCCCCCTTCTTCTCCAGCCGGTCGGGGTAGAGATGCAGGGCCCCATCCTTCGCCGAGAAGAAGAAGCTGATAGGTCGTTCCTTCTTACGTCCGAACATCGTTGTTCCTTTCTCACCATTGAGCGGGCTGGATGATTTTACGCTGCGCCTTGCGGCAGCACAGCGCTCCTTTGGTCTTGGTGTGACACGCCGTGCGCACCACCGTCTGGACAGGCGTTCGATCGTATTGCATCCTTGGTGTCAGCGGGACACTTGCGCCCAGCCGCTTCAACCAAGGGAGGTTGTCATGGTGGCGTGGCAGAGCAGTGACCGCTCTTCACGTCTTCCTGATGACTGGCAGCTGCGTCGCGCTTTCGTCGCTCAGCGCGCAGGCGGTCAGTGCGAAGGTGTCATGGGCGATGGAACGAGGTGCGTCGAGCCTGGCAGAGAGTGCGACCACATCGAGCGCGGAGACGATCACGACGTCTCCAACTTGCAGTGGCTGTGCTCATGGCATCACAAGCGCAAGACGCAGCAGGAGTCGCGTGCCGACCTCGCGGCGCTGCGCGCGGCCCGAGCGCCACGCCGGCCACCGCATCCCGGGCTCATCCCGACCACCGGCGGGGGTGGGGACCCCGTACCCCGCCCGGCCCCAGCACCGTAAGATGCTGTCGTTTTTTCTGTGTACGGGTCTGGGGATTCTGAGAACGCGACTTTCTGCCGTGATTGCAATGAAATATGGCACCCCTGCCGCCTGGCTGGGACGCCTTTGAGGCTGCGTGTGAGGCCGTTCAGAGGGGCAGCAGCGCCCCGGGGCGGAAAACTCGCCCGGTGACCGTCACGTAGCGGTCCTGGGAGTAGAACTCCACCGCTTGACCCTTCCAGGTGCGCCGGAAACCGCGGCGCTCCGGGGCCGTGCCCCACACGTGCAGCCCGTCTCCCGACGGCGAGACCTCGACGTAGGAGCCGGCGTAGAACTCGAGCAGCTCGACCACTGCCTCGCTCGGTCGCCCATGGGCGTCCAGGCAGTGGTCCAGGTCGATGCACCCGATGCCTCCGCCGAGCACGAAGCCGATTCGGCTGTCGCGCTTGCTCGCGGCCTGCCAGGTGTCCCAGGTCGATGGGTCGGTCACTGACGCCCACCGGCCGGTGGACGGGCAGATGGGGCGCTTGCGCTCGTCGTGGTTGACCCATCTCGGCATCGTCAGCATCTCGGCGGGCACGGGGCAGGCCTTGGCGGCGCGACGGCGTCGCTCGCGGTGCGCGGCGACGCGGCAGCGTGTCGAGCAGAAGCGGGTATCGGCCCGCTTCGAGCCGCTGATCTGGCGGCCGCACCCCGGCCTACCGCATGTCCTCATAGACTCAAGTGTAACGGCTAATCCGTTGGAATAACAGGGATTTGGGGGTGTGGAGAGGTGGCAGGCAGGGGGCCGCAGCCCAAGGATCCGTCCAAGCGGGCGCGCCGTAACAAAGATCCGGAGCCGCTCAAGGTCCTACCCGCTGTGCCGGTCACCCAGCCGAGGCTGCCGACCATCTACGTCGACGTCACCGACGACGACGGGACGATCCACAAGAAGCGCTTCCACTGGCCGGCCATCACCGAGCGCTGGTGGCGCATGTGGGCCGAGTCGCCGCTGTCGACTGACTACACCGACGTCGACTGGGCGTTCCTGATGGATACGGCTCTGCTCCACGCCCGCTACTGGAAGGGGGACGTCAGGCTCGGCCCAGAGCTGCGCCTGCGCGTCGCCAAGTTCGGCGCCACCCCCGAGGACCGCGCCCGTCTGCGCATCACCTTCGCTGTCGCCGATAGCGCCGAGGCAGGAGGCGCTGTTGAGGTCGCAGAGCCCGCCGCCACTTCGGGATCGCGCTCGCGGGCTCGTTCGAAGGTGCTGCGCGTCGTCGACTGATAGAGGGGGTGCGGCCGGTGCCGTGGTCCCCGCTGGATGAGGATGATGAGTTCCCGACCCTGGGGTACGACGTCGCCGACTGGATGACTGACTTCCTCCTGCAGCCCGACTGCGACGAGCTGCTGCCCTTCGTCCCGACGCAGGAGGAGCTGGACTTCCTGGTGCGGCTCTACGAGCTCGACCCGCTTACGGGCAGGCGTGTGAAGTCCCGCGCGGTCCTCTCTCGTCCTCGTGGATGGGGTAAGAGCCCGTTCGTGGCGGCGGTCTGCTGTGTTGAGGCCATGGGGCCCGTGCTGTGCGATGGTTGGGATGCCGCCGGCCAGCCGGTGGGCGTGCCGTGGGCGACCAGACGGACTCCGCTGGTGCAGGTCACGGCCACCACCGATGACCAGACCGCGAACACCTGGGCGCCGCTGCTGGAGATGCTGCGAGGATCGCCGGCGCAGGATGAGTACGACGTCGATCCGCTGGACTCCTTCGTCACGATGCGCCGCGGCAGGATCGAGAAGCGGACCTCCTCGGCGACCTCGGTCAAGGGTGCCCGCGCCGTCATGGCGGTCCTGGACCAGACCGAGACCTGGGTGCCCGGCAATGGCGGCCCCAAGCTCGCCAAGACGCTGCGCAACAACGCCACCAAGCTCGGCGGCGTCACGATCGAGACCCCCAACGCCTACACGATCGGCGAGAACTCGGTGGCCGAGACGACGGCCCGCTACGCCGAGCAGATCAAGGCGGGCAAGGTCAAGGAGGCCGCTGCCAGGCGCCTCCTGTACGACCACAGGGCCGCGCCGCTGGACACCGACATCTCCGACCGCAACAGCCTCATCGAGGGCCTGCGCATCGCCTACGGCGACGCCTCAGCCGACCCCCGTGGATGCGCCATCCACGAGCCTGCCTGCTCACCGGGCTGGGTCGACATCGAGCGCACCGCCGACGACTTCTGGGAGACGGACAACGACCCCGCCGAGATGTGCGCCGACTTCCTCAACCAGATCGGCGCCGCCTCCGACGCCTGGCTGACCATGCCCGAGCTGCGCGCCATCGAGGACCACAGCAAGACCGTCACCACCAACGAGCCCATCACCCTCGGCTTCGACGGCTCCGAGGGCCGCAAGATCGGCATCGCCGACTCCACGGTCCTCATCGGCTACTCGGTCACCCAGCAGCACCTGTTCAAGATCGGCATCTGGTCCCAGCCCGACGGCCCCAAGGGCGAGGGCTGGCAGCCACCGCGCCTCGAGATCGAGCAGACCGTCCGGAAGACCTTCGAGCGCTACAACGTCGTCGGCTTCTACGCCGACCCCTCAGCCGGCTGGGCGCAGGACGTCAAGACCTGGGAGGCCGCCTACTCGCGGCGCCTGCGCGCCCGCATCAGCGCCGCCGAGCCCATCCGCTACCCCCAGCGCAACGTCTCAGCCACCTGCGACTCCTTCGCCCAGCTGCTCTCCGCCATCCAGCAGGGCCGCCTCACCTACGACGGTGACCCGCAGATGACCGCTCACTTCCTCAACGCCCGGCGCTCACCACGCCAGGCCGGCTACGTGCTCACCAAGCCGGCCGATGACCAGGACTACTCCAAGATCGACGCCGCCTGGGGCGCCATGTTCGCCTACCGGGCGGGCCTGGACGCCGTCGGCAAGGGCGCCACCCGCCCGCAGCGACGACGCAAGCCCCGCCGGCTCTACGGATAGGGAGGACCATGAGCAAGACGCTCGACCAGTGGGTCACCTTCCTGACCTCCCGGATGGACGCCGCACGGCCCCGCGTGGACCGCCTGCGCGGCTACACCAACGGCAACGCGCCCCTGCCGGAGATGGGCCCCAACCTGCGCAAGTCCTGGGAGGCCTTCCAGCGACGCGCCCTGGCTAACGCCGGCGCGCTCATCGTCGACACCCTCGTCGAGCGCCTCATCCCCAACGGGATCCTGGTCGGAGAGTCCCCCGACGGCCCCCGAGCCGTCCGGGCCCGACGCATCTGGCGGGACAACCGCCTCGACGTCGCCTTCAAGGACGCCGCCCGCGACGCCTTCACCGTCGGCACCGGCTACCTCCTGGTCACCCGAGACGACAACGGTGAGGCCGTCATCACCCGGGAAATGCCCGAGCAGCTCTACGCCGAGCCCGACCCCGTCCGCCCGTGGAAGGCGCTCGCGGCGGTCAAGGTCTGGCGGTCCGTGTCCGAGGGCGCCGACCACATGATCGTCTGGGTCGACGGCGTCAAGGCCACCTACTCCCGCAGCGTCTACAACGAGCGCAACCAGCTCATCAGCCGTGTGCAGGGTAGGTGGGACCTGAACGGCCTCGACGTCTACGACGGTGACCCGCCGATCGTGCTGCTGGGCAACAAGGACGGCATGGGGGAGTTCGAGGCTCACACCGGCCTGATCGACCGCATCAACACCGGGATCCTCTACCGCCTGGTCACGATGGCGATGCAGACCTACCGGCAGCGGGCCCTTAAGACCATCTCCACGGATCCTGGGACGGGTCTGCCCGAGGAGGGGCCCGACGGCGACGACATCGACTACCAGGAGATGTTCGAGCCGGGCCCGGGGGCGCTGTGGGAGCTGCCTCCCGGCGTCGAGATCTGGGAGTCGCAGACCGTTGACCTGACCCCGATGCTCAGTGCGGTCAAGGACGACTGGCGCGAGCTCGCTGCCGAGACCCACACCCCGGTCTCGGCGATGCTTCCGGACGCCGCCAACCAGTCCGCCTCTGGCGCTGAGCAGCCGATGCAGCAGCTCGTCTTCAAGGCCCAGGACCGCATCCTGCGGTTCAAACCGGCCCTGGCGGTGATGCTCGTCAAGGCCCTGCAGGTCGAGGGCGAGTCCCTGGCGGGCGACACGGTCGAGGTCAAGTTCGCGCCGCCGGCCACCGTGACCATGACCGAGCGGTACGCGGCCGCGGCGCAGGCCAAGGCCGCCGGCGAGGCCCTGGAGACGATCCAGGAGAACATCCTGGGCTACAGCCCCGAGCAGATCGCCCAGGACAAGCAGAGGCGCGCGGAGGAGCAGCTCGCGCTGGCACTCAATCTGACCACCCAGCCGCCACCGACGACGTCGGAGGAGATGCAGCCGATCGGGAACGCGGACACGCCTGGCCTCCCGAGCCGGCGAACCGTCTGAGCAACGACGTAGGGGGCGGGCATGGCTGACCTGGACCGCCTCGACGCTCTGGCACGCGCCTACGACGCCGCGGTCCACAAGATCCGTCAGGATCTGACAGCCTTCGCCTCCCAGATGTGGGCGTCCATGCCCGACTACCGGGACGAGGCCGTCGAGGCCATGGCGCAGGCCTTGGCCCCCAGGGTCCTCGCTGGCCAGCTCCAGACCGCCGAGCTGACCCGCGCCTACCTCATTGGCTGTGCCAGCGAGCTCGGGCTCACGGTCACCGTCCCCGCCATCGACCGGGAGGCGGTCACCGGGATGCGCGGCGTGGACCCGCTGAAGGTCTACCAGCGCCCGGGCATGACCACGTGGACGGCACTGTCCAGGGGCAAGACGCTCGACCAGGCCATCTCAGCCGGCGGGCTGCGGCTGACGCAGCTCATCGGAGGGGACCTTCAGAATGCCAAGCGCGTCCAGTCCCGCGACACGATGCGAGCCACCGGCGGCCGGTACTACCGGCGCATCCTGACCGGCCGCGAGAACTGCGCCCTGTGCGTCATCGCCTCCACCCAGCGATACCACGTCGAGAACCTGCTACCCATCCATCCGGGGTGCGACTGCAACGTCGGTCCCCTGCCCGCGGGCATGGCCGTGGACCAGATCATCGACGAGGAGACCCTGGAGGCCGCCCACAAGGCTGTCGAGGCCCGCACCGGAGCCTCAGACCGGGGCGGCCGCCTGCCGGAGTACAAGGACATCATCCTGACCACCGAGCACGGCGAGTACGGGCCGGTCATCTCCTTCAAGGAGACGAGACAGGACCGCCGCAGGGCCCCGGCACCGAAGGCGTCGACGACGGGCGCGCACGCCAGTCCCCGCAGGGACGGGGAGCCCAGGTGGCTTCGCCCCGGAGGCAGCGGGAAGGTCGACGTCCCGGAAGGAACGATCCTCCAGGACCACGAGGTACGCACTGCCCAGGCCCTGGCCGACCTCGGCCACACAGTTCGATTCCGCGTGGTCGACAACACCCCTGGGGTCAAGAACCCCGACGTCGAGATAGACGGCGAGATCTGGGAGTTCAAGGCACCCAGGGGCGCCTCCGAGAAGAACACGATCTCCGACCAGTTCAAGAAGGCACGCAAGCAGGCGTCCCGCCTCGTCATCGACCTGCGCCGCTGCGGCCTCTCCGATGAGGTCGCGATCGAGCAGATCGAGCGCCGTTTTCGCGGGCAGACACGAATCACCCGCGTCATCGTCATCAGCCACGACGGCACGGTGGCGGCCTTCGAGCACCGGTGATATTCTGCTACTGAAGGCGACAGGCGTCCCACCAGGGTGCGAAAGCACTGCGGGTCTCCCAGTCGCCTTCATCGCTGCCCCGAGGCAACGCCGCCTCCAGCCGCTGAGACCCATCTCGGCCCACAAGCTTGCCCGCGCTCGCGGGCGCCCACCACCGGCCCCTACCGAAACGGCAGGGGCCTTTGTCATGCCCGAAACGGGAAGGAACCACCATGCACGTCAAC